TTTGTCATTGTGACCTCCAAGTCTTTGTTAATGTTGGTGTGCAGATTGTTTTGAGGTATCGTCACTAAGATCCCATGGAGAATAAAATCACAGTCCTGAACGTGCTAAACAATCCGCACATATAATAAATAAGATTTATCGCATACTATGTCAAGCACAAAAAAAACCCGCTAGGGATAGCCTAACGGGTTTTTAAGTTTTGCAATTTAACCTTAATGAATAGGAGTACATTAAGTCTTTGTTAAAGTGTCTCTCGCAATTAAGTTGTACTAAATTAAATTAATACAGTCAATCCCATATATTAATATATTTATATTTTTTTAATTTGGCCCGCAGATCAGGGTCGGAACAGTTTTTGCAAAAGAATTTTATCGCGGTTCGACTATCGCCCATAAACAACAGCTGGTCCTTGTGATAGACAAAGGCCTTAGCACTATTGTCCATGTCCAACACCAAGTCTTTAAATCTATAAACTGTCATTTATTTTTGACTGCATTATTTAATGAGTTGATTACGTCATCAATGTTTGGCTCTTTACCCCATGGATTATAAACACATTTATATTGACGTGGGCACCACGATTCGATCATTAGCTCATAGGTTTGGTTATTTCCTAGATATATACACGCCATCATACCTGTTCTAGATTTGATTCGTTTCTTTAAACGACAAGTGGTAAGTTTTTTTTTTCGATCTTACCTTGATTTTGGAGTTGTTGTTTTGTGTAGGATTTTGGAACGTATTTGTAAGTGTCAGCCCCAGCTCTTTTGGACCATACGGATGCAAGCAATAAAGCAAATCCACCTATTATAAGAGCTACAAGAAGCCATGTGATAGCTTCGCCTATCTGCCGTCTCATTTGTTGTTGCTTATAAACAGTCTCTTGTCTTTGTTTTCTTATCTGACCTTCCATTGCAAGGAGCTCCTCATAAGCTCCAGGCCCGTGGGTCATGTTTAGAAATGTCTTGAGTTCGTACCTTTGTTCCTCAAGTTTCTTCTTGGCTGCATAAGCAGAGAGAGCTGCTTCCTCAATAGATCTAGCCTTACACAATTTGCCAAACAGGGGAGGATTTTTGGCTTGCTTTTCTGCATTATCCACATCTGAAACAGCTCCCATCCAACGGCCGATGTCCCCAGACATCTGTTCAATATCGCGACCAACCGCAAATCCAGACTTGATTGCATCAAAAGCTTTAGACGCGACTCCCATCGCGAGTGAAATAGTAACTGGGTCCATAAAAACATTATAGCACGTTTTTAAAAAAAAATGAAAGTCAAGACTATTAAAACAAAAAATAATTTTATATGATGTTTAATTCAGAGGAGAAATACATGTCAAATTTACCAAACAGAAGACCGTGTGTTACCACGGACGTAGGAGAAGGTTTAGCTGTGACCGTCTCTTTTCATCCAGAAACAGCTACACCAGTAGAAGTTTTTTTATCAGGGAGAGGTAAGAAAGCATCTGATGGGCCTATGACAGACGCTTTGTACAATATGGGCGTTGAAGCATCTAAATTAATGCAAAATAAAGATAATCAACCCGCAACAGAGTGATCTTTGGCTTTTCTCAAGGTCATTTCAGCATCTACGAGCTCTTTTACTCTCTTTTGTTCTTCGGAAACATACTGAGAGTAGATGAACCGTAGTTGTCCACCCAAAGTTCTGCCTTCCTTAGCTGCAATTTTCTTAATTTCTAAATAAACATCTTTAGGAACTAAAATGCTTTTCCATTTTTCTGTATCCATATCGCATAAATCCTTCTCTTTTACGCGATTATATGCGAGATTATGTAATTACGTCAATATGTTATTTCGATTCGCCCCAAGATGGGCCTATTTCTACGTCAACTTTGCTAGGAACACCTAATTTGACGGCATTTTCCATAGCATGGACGATCGAATCAACCTGATCATCGTTAGAAACGGAGACAGCTACCTCATCATGTATTTGAATTAATGGAGTTATCCCCAGCTTGTGGATATCTACCATAGCTTGCTTGGTCATATCGGCGGCTGAGGCCTGAATAAGACGGTTTAAGGCCTTATATGTGTAGGCTCGCTTCAATCTGGTCGTTGGGCCGTGTTCATTGAGCGCATCTTTATAGGGCAAGGCCTTATTCATCGCGAAGGTATCGGGCTCCCAAAGATCGAATCGGCACTTTCTACCCAATATAGAGCGGATAGAGCCTGAGCTTTGTCGTGAATTAAGCTTATTCATCACGCCATGCATGAGCATTTTAACAAAAGGGACGCGGTCATGGTATTGGTTCACGAGCTTTTTGGCTTCATCCACGGGTATATCGAGTTGATCTGACAGCTTATTGACCCCCATGCCGTACATCATGCCTAGATTTATAGTCTTGGCTTGCTTACGAGGTATGTTTGCCATGTCAGCTACCATGGTATGAAAGTCCATATCAGGATCATTTTGGTATCCATCGACAAATTCTTGTACACCTTTCATGTCATGCCCTTGGGATTTGCCATAAGCATGGGCATAATGGACCAAGATTCGTGGTTCCTGTTGCGAGAAATCTATACTCGCCCACTGTTCATTCTCTTCAGGTAGAAACAGGGAGCGAATCATAGGACCTAGCTCAGGATCACGGGCGGGTATCTGCTGTAGATTTGGATTATTCATGCTGATTCGGCCTGATACGGTACCACCATCGTCAGATCGGATCTGATTTATATGTGAATGTATGCGCCCATCGTGAGCTGTATGCTTCATAATTGTGTTAATAAAGGTGCCGTGTGTCTTGTTAAGCCCTCGTGTCCTTAGTATCATCTTAGGTAATTCGTGAGGATGATCGGATAGGAAGGATTTAGTAAATGACGGGGCGCCTTTTTCAGTCTTTGGATAATTTATACCGACTGTATCAAATGCTTTGGCGAGGGACTGAGCCGCCCATACTTCTACATTCATGCCCGTCATATGCTTGATCTTAGCGAGCACAGCTTTTTCTTCCTTGAGCAGAAAGTCTCTGGTCCGCTCGACACGGTCCTGATCAACGCGAACACCTTTCCAAGTCATATCTATGAGTACGGGCAGAACATCGAGCTCAAGGTTGACGATACTCCAGAGATCTTCCTTGGCAATCAGGTTCTTGAAATGGTTCCATAACTCCAATGTGAGCTCGGCATCCACTTCGGCGTAAGGCCCGACATGCATACTTGGCAGTTTCCAGAGCTCGGCCTTGGGATCAACACCGAAATCTCTAGCAGCTTCAGTCAGGTTCTTCTCACTTTTTGTTTTTGAAAGATAGTCAAAGGACAAAGCATTCAAGCTGTAGCTGAAGCGGTTCTCATCTAACAAGGACGCTATGACCATAGTATCAATGATACGACCATTGACGGTAAATCCCATGCGCCTGAGCCAACCCGCATCGTATTGAGCGTTGTGCATGATCTTTTCTGCGGGTGATTCGCAAACCTTTTTCATCCAGTTATTGACTATGCGCTCATCTATATTACCGCCTCCGCCGTGACGAATAGGTATATAACCTTTCCAACCGTCCACGGCTACGGCATATCCGACAACTTCGCCGTCTCCAGTAGGCCATCCAGGTCCTTTGGTCTTTAGATTTGGATCTTTTGTTTCGACATCTATGGCTATTGTCTTGGCATCGAAAATATTTGGTAATTCGTGTGGTGGAACCCATTCTGATTTAGGCGTGAACATCGCCATCTGAAGTGTCATATTGTACCTCTATTAGTTTGTTAAGGTACCATTGAGCCTTTTTAAGATCTTGGATACCGTTTTTGTGTCTGTATCGTGTCAAGTATTTTAGTATGTTTCCTTCTAAATAATATTTAAATCCTTCTGCTGTCATAGATTCTATCATGTCTATGGTTTCTATTGAGCTGTTTGTGTAATGCTCAGGATGGTTAACCATATCTTTCATCTCTTCCTCCCTTAATCTTTTCTTCATATATTCTATGTGTCTCATATCGCGTAGCTCCTATTGCTGTCTTCTGACTCTACAATAAACAAATTCTCTTTGGCCCGTGTGACGGCTACATAAAATACTCTATGCAGATCATCATTGCCTCCGCTCATCGCATCGTCAGCTGACGGAGATAAATCTGTAAATACAACT